TCATTCAAGCATATGTACTATGCCGAAAGGCTCAAAATAGACGATATATTTGGTATCAACAGCTTTCATGATTCCATATTTTTTTCTGTAGTATTCAATTGCCCAGCATAGAAAGCCTTCTGTAGTTTCAAGGTATTCAGCAAACTCCTGCTGTGTTCTTGCGCCATATTCAAATGCTCCTATAATATCATTCAGCGAAATGATTCTCTTTACAGCCCATCTTCTTGCTTTTTCCTCTTGCTTCCTTACTATGGTCACATCGGTAACCCCACTAAGCAAATCTCCTGAGGATGTATAGTAATGGCCGAGCTCTTCGGCAACGATGCAAGCTTCTTCTTTAGAATTCTCTATATTATGTTCATTTAGTGCAATGATTGGTGGTGTATCGTAATCTTCATAGTATAATCCTTTAATTCGTTTAGGCAGAGAAGCATACATAATTTTAATGTCATGCTGCAGGGCTTCTTCCTGCAATAGCTCAAGCTTAGTCAGCCTGTATGCCATATTAGTCTCCTTTCTTCTCCTTATCCATGTGTTTCTGTTTCCTGTAGGCTTCAAGAAAAGCCCTGACAGCGATTTTTTCATCTTCTGTAAGCTCATCTTCATAGCCGTCAATTTTATGGGCAGCTATAGTTCTGATATCTTTATTAGTTGAGGCTGAGCCGGTATTTTCCTGCGAGTCTGCCGGAGAATTTGGATACGCTATATCGGAATCTATAAGCTCATTAGCATTGCCTCTAAAAAGAGCCGAAACCTCTATGCAAAGAGCCTGTGCAAGCTTTGACAGGGTTTCCAGGCTGGGATTATACCGTCCGGTTTCCACATCAGCCAGGTAAGACCTTGAAATCTCCGCACGGGCAGCGAGTTCTGCCTGTGTCATTTTCTTAGATTTTCGAATTTCCTTGATATTGGTTCCGATATCCATTTTTCTTCTCCTTAATGTACGGTTATACCGACTATTTATATTATTATATATTGTACAGATGGAAAAATCAAGGAATAAATTAGCAAAATAAACAAAATAATAAGCAAAATGTCGGAAATACAAGTGCGATTAAGATATTTTTACCAGATTAGTTTAAAAGCAGGTAAATAAGTTTTTACAAAATGTCGGAAATACAATACAATATGATTGTGGTAACGATACAGTGAATGTCGAAGATATAAGATGTAGTAATGAAAAGCTATAGAATTTGAGGTGGTTGACGAGTGACGGATAAGTTTAAGGACTTAGTTATAAAAAAGACTCTGGAATTGGTTGAGTGTGCTGAGAAGATAGGCAGACAGGATTTCTTTGAGATCAGCATCAAGCATATTAATGGTGAGCTGATAACAAAACTGGAGTGTACAAACAAGGATAAGGTAAGGTAATGCTGACCGAAGAGCGGAGGCACTATACCGGGAGAACAATTCCCGATATGGTGCCTTTTGTTATATAAGAAAATAGGGAGGGAAGGGGATGAATGAAAATCTTAGAGGACTGGCAGCAGATTATTATGAAGCTTTACGGGGTGTCAGGGAACTTAAGGCAAAAGCGAGAAAGCGTCGTGAGGCTGGAAATGCGGATTTGATAATTTTAAACAGTATGGAGAGGGACCTGGAATGGGTGATTGAATACATGAGGACAGGATATATGCCGTCAGGTAGGAAAAGACACCGCAAGGCTTTAAATTCATACATACAAAAGGGTTTTTGAGTCATTAACGGGGGTTACACCCTGTTTATGTTAATATAAACCATACCTATTGAAGGGGGTTGATTTATGACATTGGTTGATATCCAAAATGCGGCAGCGCAAAAGCTTAGTACTGCGTTCCCCAGCTATTCCCTGTATTATGATGTGCTGCCTCAGGATTTTACCAAGCCTTGCTTTTTAGTTCAGATTACTTCTGTATCAAAGACAAACGAAAGCTTAAATCTGTTCTCAAAAGCATTGACAGCTAATATTTGGTATTATCCCGATTACGGTACCGGTACGGGGTTATTGGAAATGCAGGAGCTCTTAGAAGGGCTATTCGACATGGTGCTGCAAGCCGGGGACAGGGTAATAGGCATTGACAAAACCAAAGGGGAAATAATTGAAAAGGTGCTGCATTTCACTGTTGACCTGAGCTACATCGACAGCAGGGAGGAAACGGTTGACGACCTGGAAATGATGCAAGTATTAGAAATGAAGGAGGAATATTAAATGGGATTACCACAGATTTTAATTGAATTCAAAACAAAAGGAACAACAGCGGTAAAAAGGAGTGCAAGGGGGATTGTTGCACTTATATTGAAGGATGACACGGATACATCCTTTACCGGTAAAACCTATGGAAGTATCGCTGAAGTGGATTCAGCAGACTGGACAGCTGCAAACAAGGATTATATCGAGAAGGTGTTCATGGGTGCACCGTCCGCCGTAATAGTAGAGAGAGTGGCGGCAGCGGCACTAGACTATAATGACGCACTGCTAAGGCTTAAAAACAAAAAGTGGAATTACCTGGCGATACCTGGTATTACAGCAGGAGATGTAGCTGCAATAGATACCTGGATCAAGGGTGAAAGAAATAACGACAAGAAGACATTTAAGGCGGTACTGCCCTCTTCGGCAAGCGATCACGAAGGAATAATAAACTTTACAACCGCGGATATAAAAGCCGGGAGTAAAACTTACACTACAGCTGAATACTGTGCAAGAATTGCAGGGATTCTGGCAGGAATGCCTTTCAGCAGAAGTGCGACTTACTGTGTGCTGTCTGAGGTTGAAAGTATTACGGAATCTACCGCACCGGATGCAGATATTGATGCCGGCAAGCTGATTCTTGTAAATGACGGAGAAAAGATCAAAATAGGCAGAGCTGTCAATTCATTGGTTACAACTACGGCTGAAAAAGGCGAAGATTTCAAAAAGATTAAGATTGTTGATGCGGTGGACCTTGTCAGGGATGATATCAGGGACACATTTGACGGAAGCTATGTAGGAAACATAGTAAACAGCTACGATAATAAAATTCTTTTCCTGGCAGCGGTTAATGCATATTTTAAGGAACTAACAAGGATGGATGTACTCGATCCAAGCTATGACAATTTAGCTTCGATTGATATTGAAGCGCAGACAACCTATTTGATAGGCAAGGGAATAGATGTAACAGGAATGAGCGAGCAGCAGATCAAGGAAGCAAATACAGGAAGTTTGGTGTTTGCGGCTGCTGCGGTTAAATTCCTGGATGCAATGGAAGACTTACAGTTCACAATAGCAATGTAGAATGGAGGAAGAAAAAATGGCGAGAAAAATACCTGGAAACAGACAAATTAACGGCAGATGGGGACAAATCTGGTGGGACGGCGAACTGGTTTATGAAATTGAGAGCTTTGAAGCAAAGGTCACAGCCAACAGGGAAGATGTGCTGATGGCCGGCGAGCTTGATATTGAAAGCAAGATTACAGGGCTCAAGGGCGAAGGCACCATGAAGGTGAAGAAGGTTTACAGCAGAGGACTGGAAAAGCTTGTGAACGCATGGACAAAGGGCGAGGACCCAAGAAGTCAGCTTATAGGGAAGCTGGCAGACCCGGATGCATATGGCACAGAGCGGGTTGTTATAAACAATGTTTGGTTCAATGAAGCAACAATCATGCAGTTTGAGCAGGGACAGAAGCTTGAAAGGGAATATCCCTTTGGGTTTACACCTTCTGACGTGACATTCCCGGATATTATTTCAGTACAGGAGGGTTAAAGCAATGAAAAAGCTTAGTACTAAAGAGACTGCTGAAACCCCAAAAAAAGTGACTCTGGAGGAGTTACTTGCCAGAGCGGCAAAGTCAAAAACATCAAAGAAGGAATCAAGAGAGCTGTTTGTCAAATCACTGGGCGGAACTATAACCATTGAGAAGCCGGATAGGTCTACATGCCTTGAAGCTTTGAATATGGATAACTCAGAAGAAGCGGATGAATATATTGTCTATAATTGTGTGATTAATCCACTGCTTAAGGACAAGGTGCTCCAGGAAGCGTATGGAGTTGTCTCTCCGATGGAGATAATAGCCAAGGTATTCGAGCCTGGGGAAATATCCGCCATATCCAAGGAATGCCTTGTGCTGGCAGGTTATATAGACAGTGTAAAGGTTGTAGATGATATAAAAAACTAATCGACAGTAATGGAGAATTGTATATGCTCCATTACTACCTTCAAAAAGGAATAATACCGGAACAGATTTTAAGCCGTAGCTATACAGAAAAGCTTTTCTACTATGCCAGTATGAGCAAAGCTTTGGAAGAGGAGAACCGGGCAGTCTATGAAGCTGCCCGGTAGTACTCCGATATAGGAGGTGGTGTAATGTCGGCAGTAGGTGAATTGAAGACGGTAATAAGCTTTAAGGAGACTCAATCAGTTGGAATTGAGGCGTTAATTAAGGCAAATATAAAAAAAGCAGAAGTTGCAAAAGCACGTAAAGAACTGGAAAAGAAATTTGAAAACATAAAAGCAAATATATCCTCAACTTCTATTGTGAAAAGCGTGAATAATATAACGAATTCGGCTAAAAAGAAGGTTATAGCGATAACAATTGCTGCGGCAATCAACAAGAAAACCTTTGACATGAACAGGCAGGATTTCATGAGTAAAGCTATACTCAAGGCAGAAAAGCCTATTGAAAAAATAAAGCAAAAGCTGAAGCCGTTAAAAAAAATATCTTATAAGGTAATAGCAGCGAAAGATATGATGGGTGACGGATTGAAGACGCTTACGGCAAAACCGTATAAGATTATGGCATCAGTAGCTTTAATAGGAAAAAGTACCTTTATGGCATCAGTAGCTTCAATAGGGAAAAGTGCCTTTAGCAAGGTTTCAGGCGGGTTTAGTAATGTCAAAGGTTTTGTCAGCAGTGCAGCAGGCGGGCTCAAAACAGTTGGCGGAGCTATGCTTGGCTTTGCTAAAGCGGCATTTGCAGGATTGGGGGGAACGGTAGCTGGAGGTATTAGTCAGGTTGTTGAAAATGCAGTTAGTGGTGGAGCTGAGTTGGAGAAACAGAACTTGTATATGGATCAGGCAATCACTGCAAGCAATTCCAATATGGGTACGGCAGAAGTAAAGAATCAGAGAGACAACTATATGAAGCAACTGCGAGACAGCGCAGCTGGAGCAGGCATGGATTCAAGTGATGTTATAGCTGCAGGCACAAAGGCTGTAGGTATTGCAGGGGGAGATACAAAGGAAGCTATGGAGCTTGTAAAGGTAGCTCAGGATATGGCAGCCATGAATCCTGGGAAGTCTGTTGCAGAAGCGATGGAAGCTTTGGCAGCAGCTAAGGAAGGAGAAACAGATGCTTTGAAGGATTTTAACGTGGATGTCTCTCAGGAAGATTTCAATAAGCTTGGCGGTTTCAAAGGAGTAGTGCAGCAGAGGCTTAAACCAAAATTTGATGGAGGCGCCGAAGCTCTCTCAGATACAGGCATTGGTCTAATGTCAGTCATTAAAGGTAAGCTGAATAATAAGATGCAGGATATGGGACTAGGTATCATTGAAAAGTTAAAACCAGCACTTGAGAGTGTTATCGAGCTTATTGACAGGTACAGTCCTGTTCTTGATGCTATTGGAGAGGGAATTGCATCGGGAATTGGCTTGGCAATAGACTGTGTATATAATATTGCCGGATTAATAGGAGAAAAATTTAGCTGGATAGGAGAAAAGTCAAACTTTCTTAAAGATGTATTTGTAACGAGTTGGGAAGGTATTAAAAGTGGAATGGCTACAGCATGGGAATTTATACAACCTGCTATGGAACTCATTGCAAATGGTGCAATGCTGTTATTCAACATTTTCCAATGGGCTTTCCCTGGGATTCAAGCGGTTATTGAAAATGTGTGGTCATTTGTCCAGCCGATATTTGAAGGCTTAGGAAGCGCTATTGGCTGGGTTGCTGATAAAGTAGGAAAGGTAGCAGAGTGGTTTGGCAAGGAGAGCAGCAATGGTGATAGAGGTAGTAGTGTCAGTGCATTATGGAATGAGAAAGAAGAATCGTTGGCAGAAAGTCAACCAGCTATATCTACAAGTTCGGTAGATGCATTAAGAATGACGGCTATGATGGATGCAAGCCGGTCAAAAAGAACCACAGCAATGGAAAACGAATATGACGGAGTGAATAACAGGACAAAAACATATACTGTACCGCAAACAAATTTACAGGGCAGCAAACCTAACGTGCAAAATCAAGCTTTTACTATAAACATCAATGGCGTTAATAAATCTACAAATGAAATCATGAATGAAATGATGCCTAGACTTAGGATGATACTTACAAATATGTAAGGAGGAACTATAATGAAGTTTCAGTTCTACAGCAACGATGGAAAGGAAAGCATCCAACTGCCTGTTAATCCCCCTGTTTTTAAGGTCAGTGACGGAAGCAGCATAAACACAATAGAAACCATAGGGCTTGGAGAGATTACTATAATCGGTAAGGGAAAACCCCTTGAAATTACACTAGAGTCGTATTTTCCGGTGAAGGTTTCACAATATTTCGATTACCTGAAAAACATTAAAGTGGTTGATATTCCTGATGCTAAGGGTCCTTATGAATATATCGGCATTTTAAAACGCTGGAAGGAACAAGAAAAATTTATAAAGCTGGAAGTAACGGATACCCCTATCAATATACCTGTAGTTATAGAGAATCTGACTTATAGCGAAGAGGGAGGCTCCAGGGATGTCAAATATGAGTTGCAGCTTAGGGAATACAGATCCTATACGCTGAAGCCGACAGCAGACGGGAAAAAAGTGGTAGCAGCTGCCAAGGACGAAGAACAAAGCAGAAAGGAGCAGGCTGCACCTGGCGGCATCTATGTAGTCAAAGCAGGGGATTGCCTTTGGAAGATAGCCAAAAAGGTATATGGCGATGGCAGAAGATACAAAGAAATTATGACCAGGAACAAGCTGAAATCCGACTTGATCTTGGTGGGGCAGAGGTTAAAGGTATGAGCACGCTTGTGGTTTCGCATCTAAGAAACGGTATAAGGACAGATATTACCGAAATAGTGAGCCAGGTTACCTGGCAAGGTTCAGAAGACCAACTGTCCAGGAGGCTTGATATCACTACAGTCAATAGTTTCAGCATATCCCCCGGCGATTGGCTGGTATTTCAGGATGAAGGCAAGGAGCTTTTCAGGGGCATCGTGTTTACAACCTTCAAGACCACAGAGGATACCATAACGCCTTATGCCTTTGATCCCCTAATTTACCTGGACAAAAGCAAGGATGACTATAAGTTTGAAAAGACAACAGACAAGATTGTAATTGAAACTCTGTGCAGCCGTTTCAACATACCTGTAGGAAATATAGAAGGCAGCAAACCGGTAAAAAAGCTGCTTTTACGGGAAAAGGGACTGGCAGAGCTTATAACTGAGCTGGATTCCGGCTATAACCTATTTTTCAAGGAAGGGAAGCTATACCGGGAGAAAAAGGGAAAACAGGTTTTACAGTGGGTGCTTGATGGAAATGTGATTATAAAAGCAACATCGAAAGAAAGTATCGAAGAAATGAAAAATTCCATCAGGGTCATCGAAGGCAGCAAGATTACGGTTATAAAAGATGATGTGCTTATTAAAAAATATGGTCTTTTGCAGGATGTTATTGAGGAGGAGCCGGGGAAGGGTATAACAAAAGCAAAGGATATGCTGAAAGAGCTTGGACGGGTTTTTAAAGAAATGGATATTGAGTGTATAGGCTTTAACGAATGTATAACAGGTACTTATGTTAAAATCGAGGAAAAAAAGACCGGACTTTTGGGTTCCTTTGAAATTACATCGGACACCCATAACTATGAAGGGGCAAATCATACAATGACATTAACGCTGAAGGAGGTGTCGTAGATGTCAGATGCAATAACGGAGCTGGCAATGCTTTTTAAAGAACGTGACAACAAACCGGCAATATCCTTTGTAATGGGTACGGTAAAGAGTATTGTACCTATGGTTATAGAACCGGAGGGGATAAATTTCAGCCTTGATAGTGATGATTTGATTATTGCTGAAAGGCTTACGGAATATGATGAAGAGGTAATGATGAATGGACAGATTATTATGACTATACACCATTATGGATTGAAACAGTATGACAGGGTTGTAATGCTTCCCTCAGCAGACGGGCAAAGGTATTTTGTAATGGACAGGGTGGTGGTATGATGCTTCCGGAGTTAACTTATGATTCATTGAAAATTGACACGAACCAGGAGGTTGGAGAATCGTTTCTTTTCGATTTCAAGACAGGAGAATTTGTATTCCGTGATGGGAAGTTTGTAACAATAGAAGGGGCAGATACGGTAAAACAATGGGTATGCTCAACGTTACTCACGGAAAAGTACAAGTATCTGATTTATCAGAACCACGGCATTGAGATGGAAAGCCTTATAGAAAAGCAGCTTCCTTATAAGCTTTTTATCGCCGAGGTGGAAAGTGCTGTACGGGAAGCCTTGGAGATCCATGAGTATATTAAGTCTATAACCGATTTTAGTTTTGAGAGGCTTAAAAGCAAGCTGAAAGTCGCATTTACCGTTAACTTATTAGACGGTTTATCTTTTGGAGGTGAGGTACTTGTATGAAAATCTAACTGCTGAGGTAATAAGGAAAAGAATGCTTGACAGGGTCAGCAGCGATTATGACAAAAGGGAAGGCGGTGTGGTATACGATTGTATTGAGCCTTCCATATTGGAGCTGGAGCAGGTGTATATAACCCTTGATGGCACCATTGGAAAAATGGATATTGAAACGCTTATCGAAGATGAGCTGGCACAAAGAATATACCAGAGGACCGGGATAACCCGGAAGCCTGCAACCTATGCCGGTGGTCGGACTGAAGCAACGGGAACAGGAAGCATAAATGAAGGGGACTTGTTCCAGACAGAGTCCGGTATTCAGTTTAAAGCAACCGAAAGTATAGCTGTAAGCGGAAGTGTTATGGTTAATATTCAGGCTGTAGCGGCAGGCGCAGAGGGAAATGTGCCGGCAAATACCATAAAGTATATGCCTGTTTCTATCCCCGGAATAATATCCGTTACCAATCCGGAGCCGACAGAGGGGGGCTATGATGCCGAACCGGATGAAGACCTGCTGCAAAGATACTATGAAAGGATCAAGACGCCTCCTACCAGCGGAAATATATCGCAGTATAAAATGTGGGCAAAGGAAGTGACCGGGGTGGGAGATGCAAAGGTAATACCCTTATGGAACGGAAACAATACGGTAAAGGTTGTTCTTATTGATGCCAACAGAGAACCTGCAAGTGCTGAAGTGGTCTCAAACGTACAAAATTACATTGATCCCGGAGCTTCAGGGGAAGGTAAAGGAGTTGCTCCTGTGGGAGCGTATTGTACGGTAGTGAGCGCAGGAGGAAAGACGGTAAATATAGATTTTACGGCTTTGAATAAAGATCCGGCATACACGGAAGAACAAAGAAATGCCAATGTTTCCACAAAGCTAAAGGAGTATTTCAGGTCAATAAGCTTCCGTGATGATATTACTGAGGTAAGCTATGCCCAGATTGGTTATAGGCTATTGGATAATACCGGAATAGGAGATTATGCGGATTTAAGAGTTAATGGGGGTACAGCAAACATTCCGCTTGTAGACAATGAAGTGCCGGTATTGGGGGTGGTTACCATTGCGTAAGGACGAAATGCTTGGCTGCCTGCCTCACCATTGGAGGAATTCCAGAGTAATTGGACAAATGATGGAAGCCGGGGGTGCTGAATTTGACAGTGTCCTCACAGCTGTCAGCGATATAGAAGCACAATTGGATATTGATAAGGCAACCTGGGGACTGGTCATATATGAAAAGGAACTGGGACTGCAAACTGATATCAGTAAGCCTTTAGCTGACCGGCGCGCTGTAGTTAAAAGCAAGCTGAGGGGAAGCGGTAAGGCGGATGCTGTTTTAATCAAACTTGTTGCAGATGCATATACAAACGGTGATGTTGAGGTAACTTTCCCGGATGGCGTTATACATATCAGATTTACAAATGTCCTGGGAGCGCCGCCCAACTTGGGAGACCTAACAAATACGATTGAAGAGCTCCGTCCGGCACACCTGCCGTTTGAATATGAATACTCATACCTTATGTTAAAGCAGGTACAGCAGCTTACGATCAGTGAAATACAAAACAAGCACTTAACGGATTTTTCACCGTTTAGACCGGTAATATAGGAGGTGCATAGATAAATGCCAAATTATACAAACAATTTAAATTTACTAAAGAAGGATCCGGCTACGGAAGGTAATGACTATTTTAATATTGAGACGATGCTCAATGAAAACTGGGATAAGATCGATGCAGGGGTAACTGCACTGAACGAGGCTGTTACATCGCATGAGGGCGAAATTACGCAACTAGAGAACGAAGTTCAAAACTCCGTACCTGTAGGCACAGTATCACTCTCTAATACATCCTCGGTAACATCAATAGATGCAAAGGTAAACAGCGGGCTTGATTTTGAGATGGAAGCACAGCCTTTGGTTGTAAATCTGTTGGGTAGAGATGGGGATTGTGAGGGCTTAAGTAATTTTACAGCATATAATAGTACTTTATCCTTAGACACAACTAATAAAATATTTGGAAGTAATTGCATTAAGTCAGTACCTAATACTAATTATTTGACATTAATTACAGCAAATAGCTTAAAATCATATATAGCAGGGAAAAAGGTGTTTGTATCTGTTTATCTAAAAACCAATGTCGCAGAAACCCCAACAATTAGAATTAGTAATCTTAATGTTGGGGGCGCAACATCGTATGCAAAAAGTTTTGAATTAAATACTACTACTAATATGACAAGATATGGCGCAAAATTTGATTTATCGGATAGTGCGGATTATGAATTATATTTGTGGATAATTAAAAGTAATCCCACAGCTACAGAAATGTATGTTGATGGAATAATGGTAAATTTGATTACAGATGACGAATACAATAACTCTACAGTAGACCAACTCTTTGCTAAGTACCCCTATGTAAATGGCATACAGCCAATGATGGGGCTAAATGTTAAGAGTTGTGGAAAGAATTTGTTTGATAATACAATTAACAATTGGGAGCAAGGGGGTACCTTGTCCACGATAGGAATTGAGGCAGCTAAAACTGTACTTACAACTCAACTCAGACCTGTGAATTTGCATGGTTGTAGTGTAAAAGCAGGAAGTCAATATACAATATCATCAACTACTTTTGGCGCATATAAAATTGCTATTAGAGTAATAGATAGGCATGGAATACTTTTGTATGCCCCAACTTCTGTAGCTGTGACAACAACATTTACTATGCCTGCTAATTCAGCGTACTTGATTCCATTGATACTTAGAGTAGATGGAGGCACAATAACACCAATTGAGATTATAAATGTAGTGGTACAAATAGAAGAAGGCACAGCAGCCACAACCTATGAACCATATCAAGGTTCAGAACTTCTCATAGACGGTGAATTTGCAGGAATGGGGACATATCTTGATAAGTTGGTTTATGAGAATGGTGTGGCAAAGAAGTTGGCGAATGTTAAGAAGGTTGTATTGGATGGGAGTTTAGCATGGGAATTTTCTACAGATGGTACGACATTTAAACGAGTACGTATACCTGTATCTAATTCTGCTTTTTTAAACGAAACATACGCTTGTAAGTATGATGGAACTATTATAAATAAAATTGGTACAACTGCCGCAGATATGCTGTCTTGGGATACTGCAAATGCTAAGTTTAACATTACTGTAGCTGATACAGAGTCCGGTTGGGGAGAAAGTTATACACCTTTTGTTGATGAAATAAAAGCTCTAATGAACGGTTGGAAAATGAACAATGGTACATTTGGCACTTTATACAATGGTACAGGAACAAAAACTTGGACTAAATGGGATGCTACAGATAACACAAATGCAGTAGCAGTATGTCCTACAACTAAGGCAGATGGTTGGACAGGATGGGCTACTTTATGGTATGTACTAGTAACGCCTACAGATGAGATACTTAATACACCGATAAATGGACTCAGCATGTATGAGGGTAAGACAACTATAAGTCTTGCTACTGGAATTGTGAAAGAAAAAGCTAATCCAACTTTTTATGAAACAAAGTATTATATCAATTTTACAAGTGTAGCAGGCTCTTTATTAAATTGTAAGGCAAAAAAGATTCTGTACATACTAAAAAACAAAGTGATAGATAATAATTGGAATATTGGAACGATTAACGTGTATGGTTTACAAGGTGCATATTGTGAAACTGTAAAATTTGACACTACAGCAATCTACGATGTCCTCTATGAAGTCCTACATGAAGAATACGACTCTCACCAAGTAGCACTTATAGCAGAATACACCGAAAACCTTAGAGACAGCCATAATGAGCTTGTTAAGACGATTAGTAATTTACAAGTTGATGTAGCAGGTATGGAAGCTAATTTGACTACTGTGACCGATGATGTTATTGCACATATGGCGAAAGATGCGACAACAAGTGCAAAAGGGCATGTACAGTTAGGTAATACAGCAGGAATGGCGGCAGAGGGTAATCACGGGCATGAGTTTAGCAGCATTACCGGCACTGTATCTGTAGCTCAGGGCGGAACAGGGCAGACTACATTAGCGGCAGCCAGAAATGCTATGGGACTTGGCAATACCACAGGTGCACTGCCAATAGCAAATGGCGGAACGGGGGTTACTACAGCAGCGGCAGCACTTACAGCTTTGGGTATTACTGCAACGGCAGCAGAGTTGAATTATGTAGATGGGGTAACAAGCAATATACAGACACAACTTAATGCTAAGCTAGGCTTAAGTAGTGGTACAATGTCAGGAGAGCTAAATTGTGCGGATAATCTACTCACAAGACCATATATAAAAGATTACGCCGAAGCAAAAGGTATTACGCCAGCAACAACAGGAACAGTAACATTAGACCTTACTACAGGGAATACGTTTGAAGTAACTCCAACAGGAGCAATAACATTTTCCATTACTAATCCACCAGCAAATGGTAGAGTAGGTTCATTTACTTTACAAATTAATATGCCCTCAACTCTTTACGCTATGACATTTACTGCATCTTTTAAATGGGATAATGATGTTGTTCCCACATTTACAGCAAGTAAAACAGCAATTATAACAGGTTATACATTGGATGGAGGGACTAAATGGAGAGTTAGTTCTGTTGGAACTAACTTTACAACGTAGGAGGTGAAGGTGCTATATGTTAGCAAATAGAATGAGAATGGCAAGTGGTAAAAAGAAAGGGATAGTGTCTGCATTATTGCATTTTAATGAACTTTACGCGACTCCAAGTTTAACTGATTCTGTGGGTAAAATATGGTCGAACACAAACACTGGATATGTATATCCGGATACAACAAATAAAAAATTTGGTGCGGCTTCGATGTCTTTTAACGGTGCTGGACAAGTAGAGCATCCAGCCCATGAAGATTTTAATTTCGGATCTGAAAATTTTACTATAGAATTGTTTTGGCGTAGGACGAATAATACGACTGCGGGATTCGCGGATCACATCATAGGTCAAGACAATACAAATCAGTCTGGAGACAACGGAAAATTATTTTCAACTGTATTCTTGATTAATATGAGAGATACAAAAAAATTCAAAGTCTATATATTTTGCGGATTAACAGGATATATAATAGATGGAACTACCGCAACAACATTGAACGCTTGGTGCCATGTTGCTGTAGTTAGAACTGGCGATGTGGTGAAACTGTATGTAAATGGAATTGAGGAAGGAAATGTAAGTATTGGAGATAATGCTATAAATAGTTCAATCAATCAATACCAAATTGGAGGAGGAGGTGGTGGTGCTAGCTATGGTAATATTGATGAAGTTATAGTGATAAAAGGCGAAGCTTTATATTACTCCAACTTCACACCACGTACTACAGAATTTACTTTAGTATAAAATCGATATGGCGAGGTGAAAAATATGAACTACGCACGAATAGAAAATGGGCAAGTGACACAAACAAGTTTACCAACAACAGGAATATTAACTCAAATAGGTTTTGAAGGATGTCAAACTTCATCGTATAATTTACTTCCTTATGAATCTTCTGACCCTAGTATTCCTTCGCTTAAAAATGAAGGTTGGCTACCATTAACTGATAATATGCCAGCGTATAATTCGGAAACGGAGTACCTGGAACATACAGGCTATACAATAGGCGAAACAGAGGTACTTGCTGATTACATAGTCAAGCAGATAGCACATACTGTTGCAGTACCAACAACAGCGGATAGGCTTGCTGCAATAGAAGAAGCGTTATTAATGCTTATTTAGAGGAGGGATAAATTATGTATGCATTTCTGCTTAATATGTGGATTATGAGAAAAGTTGATGAGGCTTATCTACAGTCAAAAGTAAGTAGCGGCAGGATAAGACAGCAAGAATATGAGATAATAATTGATACATCACAGATACCTGCATAACAGGACACTTATGCGTTGTAGGTAAATTTATTATAAAGGGGCAAAGGTGCCTTGCAATATATGTACCTTATAGTGCCCCTACCCGACACATCAGCGCACCTTAAAGGGTGCTGCTTTTTCCCAAATGGAGGATGATACATTATGAATGACCGCTGCAAGGACTGTATTCAAGTCGAAAACCTGGAAAAAAGGCTGATGGTGCTGGAGCAAGGCTTTAAGGATTTGCAAGACCGGGTTGCAGAGGCGGAACGGAGCAATGCGGTAAGTGAAGAGCAAATCAAAATGATTTTTAAGATACTGAATGAGATCAAAGACAGCATCAGGCAGATTGCGGAAAAGATAGATATAATCGAAAAAAAACCCGCAAAACGCTGGGATGACATGGTTAAAACAATAGTGACCGTGCTGGTGACAGCTTTGGTCACTTATTTTTTCAAAAATTAAGGGGGAAGTAGTATGTACAATTTTTTAAAACTCAATTGGCTCAATATACTTATTGTAATTACGGTATTTTTCACACTTGCTTATCTTTACCGTATAGGAAAACGTGACGCCGTTAAAAAGATTATTCTTGGTCTGGTTATACAGGCGGAAAAGGCTCTAGGCTCAGGGACAGGCGATTTAAAGTATGCTATGGTAGTCGATGGGGCTTATAATGCATTGCCGACTCTAATACGTTTCCTTATAACAAAGAAAGAACTGGACAATCTTATAGAGGAAGCTGTCCAGTACATGAAAAAGCAGTTGTCGGATGGCAATAATCTTTTAGAAAACGATGGGGAAAAAACCGGAATCACTAGCACAGCAGATTAA